GGCTTGCAAGTCGATGCGGGTGGAGAGGAGGCGAGCGTCAAGTGGGACCCTATCCTCTGGGCGTTGGCTGTTCCGCATTTCGTGGGCGCGGACCGCTTCTTCGAACTTGTCTACGAGGTCCTTAAAAACCTCGAACTTGGTTTTGGGTTTGGAGTGGGAAGTGATGCTCATTGTTTGCTCCTCCAGTAAGCCTCCAGCGTATCCAGAGTCTGGGAGTAATGCTTCTGCAAGTTCTGAACGTTCCGCTCCAGCCGGTTTATCGTCCTTTGCTGAATGATCATAAATAAGAGGATGCAAACGAGAAAAACAAAGTCCATGACTCTAGTGAATTTCATAGTGTTGGGTCGCATGAAGGCGAATGCTGCCGATTACTCCACTTTGCTCTGGCTTTGTCCTCCTTAGCTTTGAGGATCGCTTCCCGCCGCGCCATGTTATCCTCGAGGTCCTGAGCCATCATCACCAAAGCTTCCATCTCACCGAGCACGAGGATACAGATATTGGCGTCCTGCTTGTGCGGGGACAGGCCCAGCGAGGTGCTCCGCCCGGAAGTATGTTGGGAGGTAATACTGAAGTGACCGGCTGAGGTCGGCACCCAGTTCTTCCCCATCCCCTGCAAGTCGCAGTGGTTTGCCATGTCGGGCCCGAATATGGGAAGTGAGTAGCCCTGCTTGTTTGTGAACATCACATACTTCATATATTATTATTTGTGGATCTGCGGACCCGTGCGGCTCTCCCATTCCGAATAGTAGATATCCAACCGCCGCTTTACTTGGCGCCAGATGTGCCGCCACCGCTTGCGGGTTTCGGGCCCGCGTCCTATCCGCCGATAAAAGTAGGCTGCCACAATGGGCCGGAAACTCGCAAGGGCTGGGCATCGGGAAGGACGTTTCATGAGGCACGAGTGATAGAATAGAGTTCCTCATAGGCGAATGCACTGTCGAGGAACACACCTAGAGCAATGGGGAGAGTGTCCGCCATCACCACTTCGGCGCAGAACGTGCCATCACTGTCCAAGTAAATAATCAAGTATCGCTTCATATACTTATTATCTCCCAACCCGCTCCCCTGAGGACTACTTAACTGCCTCCTCGAAGACGACTTGTTCTACGGGAGCAATGCCCACACCACTCTCCTCGCCCGTAAAGTAGTTCGTAGACGTGACTCCGCGCCACAAGCCCGGGTGAGCGTAGAATTCCACCTGCAAGGCTTGAACGTTGGTAAGCACATGGCAGGAGGTAAACGGCCGCCGGTTGTCGTTGTCAGGAAATTCCCGCACGTTGAAAGAGATGCCGTTGGTTTCCCACCCCGGCCGGCTGTTCCACCGCAGCGACACCTTGTGGAAGCCAGCGGGCACCCGCAGCTCGCTGAAAGGCGATGGCTGCGGTGAGGAACTAGTCGATGCTGTTAGCATGGACCGCTGAGGCGCTGGGCTCGTGCATCCGAGCCCGAGGGACAGAATGAATACTGAACTTAGTTTTAATGTCATATAATCTTTGTTTTACCATCCACCCATTTTCTTCTTCTTCCGGGCCAGGCGGTTGAACGCGGCTCCGCTGGCGTCCACCTGGTCTTTATATTTGCTCGCCGGAAAGTATCGCAGCTCTTCTATATAGTCGCGCGTCCAGTCCCTTTTAAGCACGTGGACATTGCCGGAGCCCACCTGGGACGAGAAGGGATAAGCTCGGCTCTCCTTGTCGCCCGTAGGATGGAAGCAAAGGACTTTGTGGCCCGCTAGGTTCTTCACCGTGTGTTCGCCCGACTCCTTGCCTCCGCTCCCGCCTTCGATCTCCAGCACTACCGTCACCCCGTCCCCGTCCAGTCCCGCCGTTTGCGCAATCATGGACTCCCGCTTCGTCGATCCCCATTGCCCGCGCACGACATCGACAATCCAATACTCGTCCGCTTTGTCGATGCCCATCAACACACCCACCGACCAAGCGCCGCCGTCCTCCGTGCCCGCTTTGTCCCAGCTGCGGACCCAGCGCCGGATGTCTCTAGCAGGCACCTCGTCCTCGAGTTTGAGCAAGTCCGTCTTGAACATGCCTCCGCCCAAGGGAACAGGGTCCTGGAGAATTTGGCTGGCGTAACCGTAGGCGCCCAGCTCCTTCTCTTGCGCTTGCAAAACGGCCCGTGACATACGAACGGGGTCTAACAGTCCATCCACATAGCGATCCCGGAGCTCATAGGGACGCACCATCTTCGTGATCTCCCCTGGCAGACAGATATGCTTAATACCCTCCCCTTGCGTCTTCGCTAGCATCTCCCCGGACGGGTCGCTTTGGTGCAAGCGTTGCTGAACGAGGATGATCACAGAAATCCCCTTGTCGACCTTGCGCGAGGGCAGCGTCGTCTCCATCCACCTGTTCGTCGTCTTCAACTCCGCCTCCGAGTAAGACTCCTCGGGATTCAGCGGATCGTCGATGAGGAGAAAGTGGCCGTGGTAACCCGTCGCCGCTCCGCCCACACCCACGGACAAGCGGAAGCCCTTCTCCGTGTTTACGAAGAGCCCCTTCATGTTTTCGTCCTCCCGCAGCTGGATGTGGGGAAAGCAAGCTTGATAGAGTTCCGACTGGACGATATCGCGCATGCGCACCGCATCCTTGAGGGCGACTTGCTGGGCGTAGGACCCGCACAAGAACTTCGAACTTCCCATCCGGGCCCAACACCACGCGGGGAACATCTGCGACACGACGGTGGACTTGGTGCTCCCGGGCGGAATGTTGACGAGCAGGTCGTAAAGCTTGGGCTGGCCGGCGAAGACTCGCTCCGCCATGATCTGCAATTCGTCGCACAGATATTTGATGTGCCAGTTGGGGACTAGTTCCTCGTGGACGACCTCCCGCCAGAACTCCAAGAAGAATTGATAGAAGGATTCCTTTACGACGGAGGTCACTAGATCCGTTTCACGGAATACGGGTGCGGCGATCATGACTTGTGGGCGTTAAGGGGCAGAGCCGGCTTGGCTCCCGCCTCGAGGCGCCAATGCTTTTGGAGATGCGCAGCAAAGCGGACGGCGTTGCTGAACCGCCGCTGGCACTTGGGACATATAATAGGCTTCTGCATTGTTTCCTAAAAGCAACGCCAATTGGGACAGCATGTCAAATCTGATAATCCAGCTCGGGCACTGCCTCCAGAAAATCGGGATGGTAAGTCTGGGCGGTCTTGTGCCCGTCGAAAAGGACTCTCACGGCTCCATCCCGTGCAAAGCCTTTCACCGTAGCAATGTGCGGGCAGGTGATCGAGGCATTAGGACGCGGCCACATTGCCTTGGCCGCCGCCGTGTATTGCACCCGCTGCCCGATGGAGAACTTTTGTGCGTTCATACTTTCAAGAAGCGCACCACGACGAAGAAGAACCACACCATACCCAACGCTATCGTCCACTCCGCCGACGATGAATAATGTTTTCATGATTTCAAAATTAGGTCGACTGCGGTTTCGCATTCTGGAGTTACTCCCTTCCATCCAGGGACCACCCTAGCAGGCTTCTTAAAGAACTCACGGTCATCCTCACCTCTCTCAAGGATACCCTGGATGAATTTGTGATTGCCCCAAGTATGCTGCGGGCCGTTGTTCCCATAGAGGAACCAAAGACCCTCTAATGCCTTTCGTTGAACGGGTGTTAAAGTGATCATGGCTGGAAGATAATGTTTTCAGTGACGTCCCGGGTGTAACCCGCTTCTGTGAGGCACTTGCATGCATCCTCATCGTTAGTGAAGCGGGCCACAATCCCGTGGCGCCCGGCAATCACATAACCGTCCACGACCTGGAGGAAGATGTGGTTCTTGCGGTAGTAGTCCCGCACGCTGCTCAAATCACGAGCAACCTTGAACACTTTGGTTTCGCTCTTCATAATCACCTCTTCTTCTGCTCGATCAGTTGCTTGGCAGACGCGAAGAACACTCGCTATTCGCCTTTAGATTCTCCACCCCGTCGTTAACAACCACCAAGTCAAGTAACAGACCCTGGGCTACCGTCTTTGGGATCTTGCGGAACAGGTCGAGGCACTCATTCCCGCTCATCTCCATTGTAATTTTGATTCGCATATTAAGCCTTCTTGGGGAGAGTGGTGAACTGGACCCGCTGGGCGAGTTCTTGCGCTTGCTTCTCGTTGATCATGTCGCCCACATAAGCCTTGCGATAGTCCGCTGCCGGCTTCTCCATCGTGGCCGTTACCTCCACGGACGGCGCTCCGTCGATGCGGGTGATCTTGTAGTCCCGTCCGAGACCGTTGTCGGTCCCGCGGAAGTTTCCATAATACTGGACTGTGACCTTGATTCTGAACTCGTTCTTCGTCTTCATATGTATATTGTTATTATCAGAGTTGTGGGCCCGGACTCCCGGGCCCGTTGTTGATTACTCCACTAGCTTGCCACGGGTGATGATTGTTTGCGGAGCACCGTTGAACGTCCCGTGTTCCTTCACAGTGGCTTTGACTGATATCGCCTCGCCCTCGCTCGCGACGGACTTACTGGCGAACCAAGTGACCTGGTTGCCGTCCTTGTCCTCGAAAGCGGGTGATGTAAGTCGTCCCATAGTCGCCCTCGCGGGTGGTCACGCCCTTGCACGTCAGCTCGAACACTTCCCGCACGCCTACGGTCCCAATGTGCTTCATCGTCGCCTTGCGGGCTTCGAACGCTGCCTTCTGGTCGAGGTTGCGGAGGAACTGGCCGGCATAAGCTATCAAGCTCGCCTTGCGCTCCGGGAGGAACTCGAAGTTCACCGCATACACAAGCGCCTGAGCGAACTCGTCATCCGCGGGCGCCTCGTAGTTCTGCAAGCGTTCGATGATGGCGTCCGCTGCGGCTGTGATCTCGGGAGCGAACCAAACGTCCTGCTTGCCCCCAGGAATGGAGCCGGCTGCATAACGCGCCGCTTGGCGGTGGGTGCCGTCCGCAATCACTTCCCCGGTGTAGGGGTCTTTTTGATTGTAAGTCCAGCCGTGGGTCCGATACAGATACTCCGCGATTGCGAGGACCCGGCGGACGCTGACTACGGGGAGGGTGCGGGAACCGCGCTCGTCACCCGGCCAAATCTCTTCTTCGCCCAAATTGAACATACTGAAGACGAGGTCCAGAAACTCGAGCTTGAGCAGTCCCTCGTGGCCGATATAGTCCGCAAAGCAATTCCGCCCGACCTGCATCTCCCGTCCGTCGTCCTTGTTCTGGATGATATAAGTGAAGTTCCGGTTGCGGGCCGTGTGGCAATGATCGCAGTGGCACGGGCCCAGCGATACTGTTCCGCATCCGGGAGAACGAGGTCGTATTCGGTGACTTCCACGGGGACCACGGAGGAATGCTCCCGGGACTCGCCCTCAAGCGTCTCGATGACGATGCGGGTCTGTTTGACAGTCCGCCGGCCGAGGTTGGTGTAGGACAACGGAGAGAATCCGACGCGGGACGCCTTCTTGTTCAGGCGAGCGATTTCCTTCTCGAACGAGTGGGTCAAGCTGACAAGTATCTTCATATGGGTATTGATAAGCCGGTGTCGTGCCCAGTCACAGCGGGAGCAAGGACAGCTTGCAATCGTTCCCGCGGAGCAGGGCGATCACTTCCAGAGTTTTGGACTGGTCGCCGTGTTCCGTCCCGAGCTCGGGGTCGATACAAAGGGCCTGGATGGTGTTGGCGTCCACGAAGCTGTCCTCGACCGAGCCCTCTTCGGCGACATCGTGGAGAGCTTCGACGATATCCTGGACGGTCCCACGGAGGTTCCGCGGGAAGTCCTCGAGGGCGACAAAGCGGAGGGTGCGGACGGGCAGGGTCGACCGGGTTCCAGTGGAGTCGGTGGTGAGTTTGGATTTGAGCTTGCGGACGTTTTTCATATGAGTATTGATAGCAGGATGTTGGCCCAAGTTGTTCAACGGCCCAAGAGGGCGGCGAGCTCCCGGCGCTGCATCCGGAGGAGCATCAACTGACTGGAGGTGGACGACATCGCAATGATGCGGTCGATTTCGTTGAGGAGGGCGGCGAGCTTCGTTTCGTTCATGGGATAATATAAGCAGATCAACGGCCCGGGCGCAAACCGTTGATATTCAACACGGGCCCGGACGCCCACGGTCAAGCCCGTTGACAGTTTTTCTTTACACTCCGGATTGGCCCCGGCCCTACCCTGTCCCGATCAACGACTTGCGTTGATAGGACGCAAGTGTCAAGTTTGGCGTCCGCTTTACACTTCCCGGGCTGGTCCATCTTTGGACCGTTGCCCTGGGCAGTGGTCCGGTTAGTCCCGGGTCGCGCCGATCACAGGGGTCGGACTTCGACGTTGATGATATAACGGAACCCGGCCCACTTTTGAGCACCCTTCTGGGCATTCTTCAAGGACATGGACCATTGAAGAACTTCCAGCTTTCCCCAACCCGCGGCGATGCTCTGCTCCAGCTGCTCGCAACGGGTTCGGACCTGGCGGTCGACGTTGTCCTGGACGTTGGTGGACCAGCCGTCAGCCAAAGCCTTCTCCTGACCTGTCTTCGCGCTACAGATACGCTGGTGGGCGTGCGGGTGGGTTCCTTCGATCAGTGCCTTGTAGCATAGGGTCACGGGCCCCCTCCGACCCCTATCAGCAGGACCCAGGCCCGGCGCAAAGAAATCGGCTTCATTCCTCCCATTCCACAGTGCCGTGAACGGTCACCACTTTACAAGTTCCTGAAATGTGTTGTTTCAAATCGCGCGAAAAAGCCACTGCATCAGATCGTCTTCTATAGAGAGAATAGATTGTGCCTGGTCCGCCAAGGGCTAGAACTCTCTCTCTCCAGACGTCCGCCTAGTCAGCTGCACACCGTAAGCTGTGTAGTGAAGTTTCTGTTTCATCCTAAATGTGGAAGTCCTTCGCGATCAGAGCCTCCAGCGCGGGCGCCTGTTCCGCATACACAGTCGGGTCCGGAACGCCAGCCAAGAAGAACGCTTCCCGACGCTCCACGCACGTCCCGCACTGGCCGCAGTGGCGATCCTCACCCGCGTAGCAAGACCAGGTGCGCTCGAAATTGACCTCCAGCTTGCACCCGATTGTCACGATGTCCGCCTTGGTCTTAAAAATGAACGGACGTTCGAGCTCAATCATTTTGTAGTCGCATAAGAGCGCCGCCGCCTGCATAGCGTCCGCAAACACGGGCCGGCAGTCCGGATAAATAGCGTGGTCGCCTGCATGCGCAGCATAGGCAACGCTGTCGCACCCGTAGGCGATGGCGTGCCCTATAGCCACAGCGAGGAGAATCATATTGCGATTGGGGACAACGGTCGCCTTCATGTTCTCCTGGGTGTAATGGCCCGTAGGCACTTCGATGGACCGGTCTGTTTGCGAGCTGCCCGGCAGGACCCGGGCGAGCGAGTGCAAGTCCACCCGACAATAAGGTATCCCCAACAAGCTCGCTTGATCCCGGGCGCATGCTAATTCCCGGGCGTGGCGCTGGCCGTAATCGAAGGAGATAGCGCGGAGCTCATCTCCCCGGCTTTTAAGATAGTAGGCGAGGACGGTTGAATCCATCCCGCCGGACAATAGAACGACTGTTTTGCTCATACTGTTATGTTCTCCCATTCCCGCTGATTGAAAGCATGCGGTCCGCCGGCACAGCGTCCACGTCGATAGGCTCCTGTTCCTTGCGCTTGCGGATGGCGGCGAGGATTTCCAGGCGGGTGTTGAGTGGCAAGTCCAGGTCCTCCAGGCTAAAGCCCGTGCCGACGCTGCCGCTATGCTCCACCTCTAGCTTCTCCCCATACCCGCGGTCCGCATTAACGGTGCGGTTTACAAAGAGCACGGCTCCCGGGTGGCGCTGGTCCACCAAGTCCATAAGGGCGTGCTCGAAGAAGTTCTTTTTGTGCCACTGGATTTCCTCAATCATTTGGCGGAAGGCTAAGTCTTTGCGCCAATCCTCCAATACGTTGCGGGTAACGCCTACAAGGCGGCACGCGGTAGAGAGGTTAAAATTGCTCGTGCAAAGAGCGTGAATCCACAACTCTTGCCGCAGTTCCTTCGTTTGACCTTTAAGGATGCTTTCTATCTTTTCGTAGGCATGTTCGGAGTCATTCCAAAAGGAGAGTTGATCCCAGAGAGCTTTCGACTTGGGCGATAGTTGCTGATACACATACCCGATAAACGTGTCTTGCTTGCCCCGCCGCTCGTCCGCCAGGGCTTTGGCCTCCTGCAATTCCGGATGGGCGGCCAG